TGAGTTCGAGGTCTTCCGTGGTAGACGTTGAATCGAGGTCGAGATCCTGAAGAGTCGAATACAGCGCCGGTTTCCAGAACTGACGAAGTGTTCGTCCTTCTTTGGTCGTGTCGCTATCGGCGTCAATGATCTCTTTTGAAAGGAGAAGTGCTCCAAGCGCCAAATTGAAAATGTCGGCTTTTGAATACACTTCTCACCGCCAAGTTAGTCGTCATTGAGGTGAAGCATGTTTTTTCTGAACGCATGTTTGAGCTTCACCCGACGAGCTTTTTCTTTCTCTTCGTCGAGAAGCGCCATCCAAGAACCGAGCTGAGACTCGTTTTCGATCTCAAACTCGCGCCCTTCGGGGATGCGTTCTTGATTGAAAAATCCGGCTCGAATTGCTTTGACCCGGATTTTTCCAGATTCTTCGTCACTCACCATTTCTTGCAGCTTCGAAATCTCAACGACTTTCGTCTCTTGCTGAGAATTCTTTGAACCGCCAGGGAGGGGCAACGAATTCTTGTTTTGCTGATCCCGATTATTCCCGCTCATGTCCTGCTCCTATCTCTGCTGCAATTAAGCAGCAGAGCCAACAACTTTCGGGAACGTCTTCTTGGTACGAACGATCTCATCTTGCGGAACAAGATAAGCATCGAGCGTGATCGTGGTCGTACCCGACGTCAGCGTCACTCGAATGCCGAGGTACTGACGAGTGATCACACCTTCGGGAATCGGGACCTCGAGCATCGCGCCGACAACGCCGGCAGCCGCGGCAACCGAAATCGAACTCAGCGCTTCGACGTTGGTCGAAAGAGCCGCGTTGTCGGCCTGGATTGCTTCGATCACCATCGTCGAACCGGCTCCCTGTGCAACCGTGGGCATACACAAAAATGCCATGCGACGACCGATCGAAATGTCTTGGGCAGCCGATCCTTTTTTGATCGAGAAGTCCGAAACTGTCGCCGAGCCCGTGAAGGCTTGGGCAGCGCAGACCTGGTTCAGAAGATCAAATCTCATTGAAAACCTCCGTAAAAATTTTGAAAAGCGGCCCGTGAGGGCCGCGCTTTGTTAGCTGACGGCGGATTCCGACTCAAGCAGAGCATCGCAACACAAGACCGGGCGACCCAAGAACGACGTCACTTGCATTCCTGCGAAGTTTTGGAACGTCAGTCCTGCGCCAGCTCCGACTTTGGTGAGAGCTTGTTTGTGAAGGATTGCTTCGATCGTGCGATTCACAAGCCAGACCCCCGAGCCGTTCTGCTTGTTGTGAATGCGATAGTGCAGCGAAATCATCAGATCCAGAAGATCCGCAGCACCCGATCCGCTGATGAGATCCGATTTGTCGATGTTCGCGATGCGACCGCCTTGACGGTAGTCTTTCACGACCAGGCCATGATCGATTTCAAAATCTTCCTCGTAGCCCCAGAACGTGCCGGCATCACCGTTTTCGTCGGTGCCGTGAATCTGGACGAGCTTTCCGCCAGCCGACATGTCGGTGCGCTTGAGACCGGCTTGAGTTCCGGCCGGGTACACACCGAAGATCGCCTGCGGACCAAAGTGAAGGCAGTAGATCGACATGTTGTCCGATCCGCTGCCGCCGGCATTGATGATCTGTTTGCTGGACGGCTCCGACGCGGACAACGAGGAGTAGATGTCAGCAAGACCGGCCGATTTGCGGTTGGACGATTCCGGAGAACCGTAGATCAACAGCGAAGCGTGTTCTTGTCCCATTGCTTGAATGTGACCTTGCGCCTGATTCCAACGATTGAAGGCGACACGGTCAGCGCCGCCACGAGCGGCGACAGCTTTGTCGATTTGCGACTTCGATTCGAAGTGCGACGCTTGAAACGTGCGCTCTTCGATTTCGCTTTTCGAAGCGGGAATCGGTTGATTGGCTTTGCGGTAATAAACCGCAGGAAGCGAAGAACGGATCGATTCTTTGTGAACCGTTCCTTCATTCATTACCTGATAGGGAAGCACATTCAACACGGGGTTGTCTTGAACGAGAACTTCAGCAACCGAACCGATCGCTTTGTTCTTCGACTTGGCAACGTCTGCCAAGGTGACAAGCTGGGAACTTCTCGCAGTCGTCGTCATTGGTTACTCCTTTAACTGTTGTAAAAATCCAACGGATCTTCGTTTTTCTGTTCTTTATCTTTTCCGGCTCCGGGAGGATCACCCTGCACGACAGACTTGCCTCCGTAGAGGCTTTCCCAAAGACCTAAAAGATCCCGCATAACAGTAGGAGGCAACATCGCGCCTCTTTCTGTCAAATCTTTTTTTGTAAGAGGCATGTGTTGTTCAAGAACTTGCTCGACTCTAGCGACATTTTTGACGAAGTTTTCACCGCCAAAGGTCTTGTCCTCTTTGAGTTCCTTGTGCCAAGCAGCTCGAATCTGCTTGCGCGAAGTCTCCGCCTGTTTCTTCTGCTCTTCGACGTAAGCAGCGGCCTCATCTTGTTCAGCCTTGCGTTTTCCCGCGAGTTTTTGCGCTTGAGCTTGAGTCAGTTCATTTTCTTTTGCAAACTCTTGAACCCATTTGGCGTTGTCGTCATTCAGACCCTTGAGGTCCAGTTCAAACCCGAGTTCGATTTTCGCAGGTTTTTCTTCCGGCTTCTGAACTTCCTCGACCTTTTCGGGCTCTTTATCGTAGCCGGTTCCAGGCTTTTCAATTTTGGGAGGTTCTGCGGACGAATCTTGTTTGGATTTGTCGTCGGCTTTTCCTTCGGGCTTTTTATCTCCCTTTGCTTCGGGGTCTTTCTCATACCCGAATTCATCGAGGTTATCCCCTTCCGCTTCAGACTTCTTATCGCCCGACGCGTCTTTCGATTTGTCGTCGGCTTTGGGCTCATTTCCGCCACCGCCGCCGGCTCCATCGTCAGCCTTTTCCATCTTCAAATAAAACTTGTTCACGTTTTCCTTTCTGCATTCGAGCAACCAACTCCGCCGCAACCTGTGGTCTGATGAGCGAAACGAAATTGAACACCGAATGACCTGCTCTTAAAAAACCGAGTGTTTCGTGTAAATCTTCCCCTGACAACCCCTTCGCTGGCAATTCTGTGACTGCAAGCGAAGTAAACAAATAGTACATGAACCGTTTGCCTTCAGGAGTGTCGAGAATTTTTCCGACAGCCTCGAGAGTCATACGTTCTTCGTACGCCTCTCGTGCCGCCTGATCCTGCTCTTCCTTGGTCATTAGTTCGCATCACTCCAGGTGCCGGCGATTCCGATCTGAACCCATTGCGATGCCGATACAGCCTGAAGTGTGACCGTATTGCCGAGAGTTGCATTGCGAATCATGTCCCCGGCGGCATTGGTCAAAACAAGAATTTGGTCGGCGTTGTCAGGGTTGACGTCGAAGTTAGCCGCGTTCAGCGTAACAAAAGTCAAACGACATCCGACGACAGTCGACGCTTCGGGCAATTCGATTTGCACAGCGCCGCTGTTATAGAACGTCGAACCGCACTGTGCGGCCGTAATCGTGGTCGCCGTAGCTGCCACCATCTTGTTCAAGAATCCGCTCATCTCGCCGGTACCAGGACCCGTCACATCACCATCGCTGGCTGCAACGCTGAGTTTGGCGACATACGAGCCGCTGGTCTTATTGGAGAGCGTAAAGGCGTTGCCCGAAGCAACAGACGCCAGTTGCCATTTGTCGGCATTGTCGTCGCCTTCGTCGGCATTCATGCTCAGAAGTGCATCTGTTGCTTCTGCTCCCGCGAGCGTCAACTCACTGGTCAGAGACGGCGAACTCACCATGAGAAGTTTTCCACCTTCGCGGGTGCAAGTCAGGCCCGTCGAGCACTTGATCGAATCGAAGATTTTCAAATCGGTCGTGCCACTGTACGCGCGGAAGCCGGCGTATGCCGTAGCCGCCATGATCATCACTGTCACAAAACCAAGGATCTTTTTCATTTCTTTCCCCTTTTCTAAGGTTGTTTTTTAACTTGAAGACCAACATCTTTCGCGGCACCGGCAACGGCAGGAAGAGTATCCTGCAACATTTGCTGTTGTCGCGCCATCTGCTCGGCCGCTGCTCTCTTTTTATCAACTTCATCTTGGGCACGGTTGAGTCCAACAGGCAAGTACAAACGATCTTCGTACAAATCAGCCAGACGATCCAGGTTCACTTTATCCAATACTTTTGGATCGAGCGGGACCAGATTCATCATGGCGTTGACGTAACGATCGATTGAAGGAAGGTCGGCAGCTTTTTGGGCCTGGGCAAACGGAGAGATGAAGTCGACCTCTACAAACGCGCCCTGAAGCGATTCAGGAACCGGCGGGAGAGTCGGCTCGTTGTCGAGCGCATAACTCAACGCAAACTCAGCAATCGGATTGTTGAGCGTCCAGTTCATACTCTGAAGGTTTGGCCCAATGACCAACTGCTGTTCCTGAACGATCGCGTCGACCTCGGCCGCCGTACGAGTCTTTGGATTCCGACTCAAGTACAGAAGGAAATCGGCGTAATAAATCCGATCGACAAGCTGACGAATGTCGGTGACATCCTGAACCAGTGCCGCAATTGCCGGATTCATTTCAAAGATCGGCTTGAGTCCTGCACCTTTTGCGACCGACGTCGCGTCGAGTGGAACGTAGGAATTCGGCGCAGTCGTAACATACGATCGACGGAGATTCGCCGGACCTTGGAGCGCCGGACGAAGCATTTGCTCGATTGCCTGGTCTTTCCCAAGCGCCTTTTTGTTCATCGACTTGATGCAGCCGATAGCGTCAAGAGTCGGTCCAGACTCGCCGTATTCGTAATTGTTCGAACTGTGCGAGCGCGCGACGATAAACGGCTTGCGCTTGGAATAGTAGACCTCGAGCAGTTTATCCTTGTCGGCTGGATCTAACTCGGCCTGCGCGTCTCCCGCGGCGTCTGACCCGTAACTGAATGTGTTTCGACCGCACTCGTAAGTGATACACACCCACTTGCGATTTACTCCTCCGACTGGTCGCATATTATCGAACGATTCGTTCTCTTTGCAGACTTGGACAACGTCGATTTTTTGCGTGTAGTTGCCGTCCTCGTACATCTTACGGACGCCGCTGGAAATGTTTCCCCAGTCCCACATGCCGTTCTTCTTTTTGGCGTATCGATCGACGAGTGCCTTGACGGTAAGAGACATCTCGCGGACCAAGACCATCGCTTCGCCATAGGAATTGTTGAGCGTGTAGTATCCGCCAGGGACAAGATTGTGGAAGAAAAGTCCGCGCTTCGTGTTCTCTTCGATCAAAACGCCCGACGTCATGACCGTGCCGTAATCGTAATATATCTGACCGGCAGCATGATAGAAATTGGACGTCGAAAGTGCGTTAAGACCGGCGCGCGTGTACTTATCGAGCCATTCGCGGTTTGCAGGGAACCGATTCAAGTCTTCATCGCGATGGATGCTGCGGAACCAAGGGCGCGTGGCCGACGTGTTTCCTTCGGAAAATCCAGCGACATACGAACGAAGTGCCAGCCGTCCGGACGGATCAACGAGATGATTATTGTTCCGCTGGCCATCAGTTTGAGAAAGGAGCCATTTGGCGCGTTCAGGATAAGCCCACGTCAGAAGATCGATCCAAGTCGAACGACAAGGGTCGAATCGTTCCTTTGAAATTGTCCGGAGGTATTCAAGGCTCGAACGAGAGTATTGATTCATAAGCCTAAATAGTCCTTATTGTCGCCAAGTATGTCGTTGTTCACCGACGCCCTGTCGAGTTGAGGATTTCTCTGTCTCAATCCTGCGGCCTGATTGGAAGCCTGAATATCTTTGTTCTGTCGATCGAGAAGTTCTTTGCGCCGCTGCTCGGCGAGTAAAGATTTCTGCTCGTTAATTGCGTCCTTTTGAGCATTGATTTGTTCCCGGGCCACGTTGCGACCTGTGATTTCTCCGAGTCCTTCGTCGACAGCCTGAACAGTTACTCCTCGCTTGAATTTCCCGTTCTCGTATCCTACGGTGCCGAGCGATTGGTACTGAAGAGCCACATCGGCCACTGCTTCAAGTGGGTTCTTCTTGACCCGATCTACAAAGTCCCCGATAGGATCATCGCCGCTTTGGCTCACTTAGCACTCCATCCGATAAAGCTCTTCAAGCTTGTGGAAGCCCAGCGATTCTAAAGATCGCGGCTTGATATTTGTTTTGCTCCCAATGGTCGTAATGATATGATTCGCGTTG